TCATTAGATGTATCAGTATCAGTATGTGTTGGTGATGGATCATCATACATAACCGTTTGAATTACGGTATATGTTGCTCCTTTTGGAGTCTTTGCCTTTGTAAGTTCAAGGATTAAGTCACGACCATTATCAGAGTCGGTAACATCACCTTTTGCCTTCCAAATTGGAATAATTTTATCAAGTATTCCTTCTTGTTTGTAATTGTGTTTAAATCTCCAAAATTTAACACCATCTGATTCGTTATCACGATCAATTACTTTAACAATATAAAACTTACGTGCTTTGTATTGTGTTGCTAATTGTTTGTCGGATTCACGACCTGTTGAAATCAACTCTTCATAAACCTCATTTAAAGGTGAACGTTCGTTGTCATTTTTTCCCGGATCATAAAACTTTTGCCATTTACCATCAACACTAATTTCGTGGAACCATACCTCTTTAAAAGGTGATGACCCATCTGTTGTAGGTAAAATACGGATTGTTCTTTGACCTTGTTTTTCGGTATCCTTAAGGATTGCTGCGAAATACTTTTTCATTCTTTCTTCTTGTGTAAATTTTGAAGTGGAAGAAGAACCACTTTGTTTTGAACTCTCATACTGAGCCAAAACCGCATCAAAGGAATTGTTTGTCGCCATTGTTTGTATATTTTTTAAAAGTTTATAATAGAAAGTATAAGTTAAATAAAAATAGTAGTCAATAAGGTAAGTAAAAATATATATAGATTTTGATTAAATAATTAAAATATTACATCATTTCATCTTGGTCTTCGTAGTCATTAAAACTACCTTTAATTTCATTTGGGGAAAATTCTTCAACATCATTAGTCGTTAAAACATATTCATTTTTTCCAGATTTTTCCATTTCTCCCATTTTGTCGTCAAAAAAATCACTTAATTTTTGATTAAACGGTCCAGAATCTAAACTTCTTAATTCTAATTTTTCTTCAGGAGTTTTTGGTCTAATTTTTTCAATTTTTGATTCCAAACTATTTACCGTATTAACTAAATTATCCATTTCACCTAATTTAGTCTCAAGAGTATTTAATTGATTAAATAAATTATTAAAATATTCTTCTTGTTTGTCAGCAAATGTTTTTTGTGTATCAATTAAATCGGTAATATCAAGTTCTTCTGTTTCATTTCCAACTTCTTCCACATCAGGATCATTTTTAATATCAACTGGTTGAGGTGTTGGTTCAGTTGGAGGTGGAGGAGCAACCTCACCACCCGGAGGTGGGGGTAATTCTCCACCCGGAGGTGGAGGTAATTCGCCACCCGGAGGTGGGGGTAATTCTCCACCCGGAAGTGGAGGTAATTCTTCACCCGGAGGTGTTTCTTGTTCTAAGATATATTTATTGATATTTTTATATCTTCTAATTTCTTCTAATATTTTTTTATCTATTGACATATTAACCGTTTAATAATTGTTTTATTCCAGATTTTGTTTCAACTTGGATTTTTTTATGTGTGTTTAATGTATTGTCTACACGTTCTATCAGTCCATCCTTCATTCTTATTGTGTAACAATCTCCGGTATCTAAATCACACACCTCTTTAAATCCATTACCATTATCTTTTTCTGTTACTCTTGTGTTTTTACCAAGATAGTTATCTAAAATTAATTTTGTGCTCATAGTTTTTTTATTATAAATATCTAATAAAACAAAAAAAACATTTTAAGGTATTGATTTAACAATATTAAATGACTCTCTAAATTTATTTTCAATTGTTTTTTTATTTTGTTCAGTCATTTTATCATAAACACTGTCAGGTTGGTTAACCGGCCATCTTAATATAAATGCTTTACTAAGAGCCTTTATTTGTTCGTCAGTAGTTGTTAATGGTTGATTTGAAATAAATGATAGTTTTTCTTTAAATTTACTTATTACAAATTTTACAAAGTACTCATCACTCCTAAATATTGCAAGTGGTATATTTTGTGTTGATCCTTGGTTTACACAATAATATTTGTTTTCCATCAAAAATGATGACCCCCCATAAGCAACATCTAACCTTATTGATCCGTAATTATGACCATATGCCTCAAATTTATCAGATTTATAAGAATTGATATACATTACAGAAAATATAAATGCCAACATTAAAGTTTGATTTTCTGTCGTGATGTTAGCACTTATCATTTCCTTTTTAATTAATTCAATAGAATTTTTTAATGTTATTTTAGTGATAATAGGGGTTTCAATTGTATAGTTTGTATAAGAACTATTTAAATTATCCGAACAATTTTGATTTGGGGTTAAAGAACCATTACCATTATTTGTATTGTTAATAATATCATTTTGTTCTTGTAATATATTTTCGGGAGAATCTAGTTTAGCAGCTTCATCTTTTTCTATTTGTTCTTTAATTGATAACAATATTGTGGTACTTAACGATTGTAAAAATTTATCTATTGCCGGAATACTATAAAATGGTTGTCTTTGTCCTTCAAACTCAGTATCAAAACCAGTATCACTTATTCTATGACTAACTTTTGTAATCATATATGGACCACTAAACATAGGTACGTTTCTTAAGTTAAAATACATCATCGGTTGAATCATTGCATTACCTAACATATCAATACTACACTTATAACTTCTATTTCTATATAAATTATAAAGAGATACGCTCTGTGTTGATTCACTTCTGTTTCTATTTAAATTAGCCATCTGATTTAACACTTCTAAACTTTCTGTTGTTGGAAGTCCAGGGTCTTGACTTATATCAAATTGTTTGAATATTTGTTGATTTTGAGGTCCAATATCAACATTAAAACCAACAACCTTATTTGATTTATCCCAATCTGTTTTTCCGTTTAAATTATCAAGTAATGGATTATCACTTGATCTTCTTAAATCAAAAGCATCATCTCTAAAACGATAATCCACATTATCATTTAACGCTAAATGTTCACTAGGTTTATTGGCATATAAACATAAAAATTTTGATGTTGTGTCCCGATAATCTAATGTTAAAAATGTTCCAAATAAAGAATTTGCAAACTCTAATGTTCCTTCTGGATTTGGTGTTGGGTTTTTACTAACGTTTTGTACATTATAAAAATTAGCGTACGCCGGCATAGTAAAATAAGTAAAATTATTTTGAGTTAAAATAGATGTCACCATATCCACCATTTTATTACCATGGTCACCATATTCTATTAATTGTTTTAATTTAAAAATGTCAGCATATATTTTTTGACCAACATCCCTACTTGCTCTATCAAACAATAAAATGTCTTCAAATAGTGTTTTTGTTTTATAGTCATTACCCGAAATAAATTTGTCATTTATAGATTTAAATGTGTCCCATATTTCATATCTTGTTTGTTCCCCCTGTAAATTAGATTTAACACCATTTCTATCAGGAGTAACTATTATGTTTGGTAATTTATTTCTTAATCTTGTTAATTCTAAATCAAGTACTGTGTCAATATAATCTTCATTTTTGTTTAAATAATCATTCATTAAAGTATAAAACTGAATTTTAGTTATATTATTTTTTTTAAGTTTCTGTGTTGCATAAATTTTTATTATCGGAGCAAACTGAATAACATTTTTTTCGTTAAATTGAACATCTAAATCAATAAAAAAATCTGTAATATATGATCCATTATTTTTATATTTTAATTCGGGTATTTCTGAAAACCCAACATAAGTCTCTAAAGCTTTCCAAGTAACTGGATTATTTGTTTTTGATTGTAATAAAGTAACAGGACTTAATAATCCAGTTGGTAAAGTGTTTGGTGATGATTGTTTATATCCTTGATATGTATATGGATTCTCAATATATTTATTTGAAAAAGTATAAAATAATTTTTTATCAAAGTTTGACGGGTTACCATATTTCATCACAACCTCATAATCCATAAATTTAGTTAAATAAGATTTAAAGGTGGTAATTTGACTGTTCTGTATTTCTGAAACAATAGAATCACCATTTGTTGCTGTCGGTGCCGGAATTTTCATCATTGTTCTCATTAACAATTGGAAATTTTTACACATTTTTTCACTTTCTGTCTCTTCATCTGTCGCAGATGTAATTAATGTGTCATAATCATATACCGATCTACCAAAATTTAAAAACTCTATTTCTAAAATGTCCAAAATATTTTTATCAAATGATGTAAACATTTCATCCAATTTAGAGTAATCACCTATATTCCCATTTATTGAGAAATTTTGTTGTGTTGTACCACTATTATAAATTTCTTTTAAATAACTGTCTGGACTTGGGGGAACGACTTTATTATTATTGAAATATCCATAATTTGGTGCTTTCCAAAATAATCTTACAGAACCATTATACATTGAATTATTACCTGAAACCTCTGTTTTAATAGTTCCATTTATTCTAAAACACTCATCTTTAGTTTGATTTATTATCCCCCCAAATGAAGGAAGGGGGTAAATAGAAGTTTGATCAGTTGTTTTTACATAACAAGACCAAGGTGTTAATGTTAATGAACGTGTAATATTAGGAAAATCAAACCCATTAGATTTATTAATTAAAGAACCAGTTGTTTTAACCATTCTTAAGTTTGTATTTAATGCGGATTGTATTTCCGAACTAACATATCCAACAGAATTAACATTAGTCAAATTAAAATTAAATGTTGGACCAAGAAGATTTAAAGTAATTGTTGTACCATTTGGTAATTGATTAGGGGTTATTATATATCTACCAACACCTCCAGTTGTTCCACTTATCTGAGAAACTATTGTTGTACCATATTGTAATGAAGTACCAGATAGTGTCATTCCACTAATAATTTCGTTTCCGTTTATTGTTAATACTTCTAATTGATTATCATTAACTATTGCACAAGTACCCCCAATTGGTACTACACTATCAAAAACAACTTGTCCTTGATAAAAAACATTAAAATCATCTATTGTTTTTGGGTAAAACCCATTATTAATAATTGTTTTTACATAATTGATTCCGGCAACATTTGTTGTTAAATTACCCTCTAATATAATTTCTTGTGGTGAACCATCAATAGTAACGTTATAAGATTTTGTTGTTGCACTATTAACAGGGTCGTAATTATATGAATAATTAAAATTGTTCCAAACTTCTGTTAAAATATCATTTCCAGTGTCAACCCAAGTTTTGTATCTATGCCAAAGTGATCCATATTTTAAAATCCAAGAATGTGGTAATCTATGTATTGCTCCAAATTTTTTAATTGTTGATATAATATAACTTAATTCATTTGTGGAATTATTAGTATCATCAAGTAATTTGTATTTTTCTTTTAATGTTGCTAAAGGTAAACTATTTAAAAATAGATAAGCTGCCAATTTATATGGGGAAGAATCTCCACTATTATATCTAAAATTATAAACTCCTTTTTGAATTGCATTTATAAAATAGGGGGTGTTCAACATTGAAGTTGTTTGTTCGTCTATTAAATTGTCTGTATAATTTTTATAAAAAACATTTCCTTCTGTTATATATTGATTTTTAATTTGTCTATTTTTATAAAATAGTTTTAAATTACCATTTATAATTGATTGATTAAAAATGTCATCAGTATAATTAAAATTAGTTATTGGTTTTATAATTTTATTTTCAGTAAAATTAACAATTGATTTATTATTTAAATCATATTTTAAAACATCAGAAGTCTTATATACTAATTCTGTGTTTTTTATTGTCGTACCGTTTGCTAAATAATTGTTGTCCCAAGATAAATTAGTTATTGGGTACAAATCACATATGTCATATTTTTCAATTACATTGTCAATCCCAACATATTTTTCAACTAATTCCGTATTTTCTATTCCAACATTTGGTTGGGATATTTCATTAATTAATATCTTAGCATCTAAAAGATTGAATGAACTTAATGTTTCATTTTTAATATATGGTGTATTAAATTCTCCTCTAATAAAATTTTGCCAAGATATTCCCTCTCCTTGATTTGAGATATGTCTTAAAAATCCTCCATAGACTCCTGAATTAATGTTATATTCTTTTAATTTTTTAGTTAGATAT